GTAATCAGCACTACGGCGAGTACGTGGCTTACTTTCGAGGATATTAACAACGAAGAGACCTTTAATATCTCAGACTTTCGAGGGTACTACGCTATCGGCGGCGTCGATCTATCTCACGTCGGCGACCTTACAGCCGCTACGCTTCTTTTCATGGATAAGAACGAGAAGCGGTACGTCGTCTCTATGGCATGGCTACCGAAAGACCACTTCGAGAAGAGGGTACACGAAGAGAAGATACCTTACGATAAGTGGTACGAAGCCGGTCTTCTGAGACTATGCGAGGGTAATCAGATCAATTACTCAGACGTTACGGCGTGGTTTCTCGAAATGGTAGAGAAGTACGATATTACGCCGGCGTGGATATATTACGACCCTTATAGCGCCGCTTACTGGGTACAGGAAATGCAGAGTCACGGCTTTAACCTTATCAAGTGCTATCAAGGCGTAAAGACGCTCTCGCTACCTATGCAGAAGCTCGGCGCAGACCTACAGGCTAAGAAGATCAACTATAATAACTCGTCTATTATGAAGTGGTGCTTAACGAACGTAGGCATTAAGACCGACGTAAACGGCAATATACAGCCGGTAAAGGCTCAGAGCCCGAAGTACCGTATAGATTTAGCGGCGAGTCTCTTAGACGCTTACGTAGGGCTTACAGACCACTACCAAGAGTATTTAGACACGATCTAAGCGAGGTAATAATATGAAAAGTAATATCTACTACAAGAAAGACAAGAAAGTAAAGCTTATCACCAAGTACAGTTATCAAGACTCTATCGGTCAATGGATAAGCGGCTATAAGTATCTCAGTAACTCGAGCTTCTGGGCTTATACTAATCAGCTCAGCCAGAGCCAGACTTTCGAAGCGGCGACTTACGGTAACGACGAGACGAGACTCTTCGTACTCAACTACCGAGACGATCTACAGCTCTACGACTATATCGAGTACAAGGGTAAGTACTACAGTATTACCAGACTCGACACGAAAGACGACTATAAGACCGAGCTCTACGTCTACGTGAAAGATTGCGGTAAAGGCGATACGCCGAAGAATATCGAGCCGGCAGACGACTAAAGCTTAAGACTTGATACCACAGAAGAGAGCTACCAGTACGGCGGCTCTTTCTTTTTATCTTTACCGTATTACTGGTAAACAATAATTATGATTGACAAAGCAAGAGATACCGCTTATAATTACGAGTGGGCAACCGTACCCAGAAATACGAGTAATACGAAAGAGAGGTAAGAGTATGAGAAACGTACAGAAGACCGCAGACAAGGGAAGAGAGATATTACAGAAGAGAGACCGCTTAGACCTTACCGTCGGCGAGCTTAATCAGTTCTACGAAGCTTTTAACGAGAAAGCTAAGAAAGACGGTATATATAACGCTCTCTGGGATACGATCGGCGACGCTTATAAAATGGGTATCGTCGTCGGCATGAGAAACGCTTAAGAGGTGAGAATATGAGAGAAGAGCAAGCGGTAATTACCAGAAGACTTAACGACGATATAGCAAGAGATCAGAAGCTCGCTAAAGAAGTCGTAGAAGCCTATCAGCGCTTCAAGCGTGGCGACTGGGGAAACACTCACCCAGAAGACGCAAAGCTTAACGACGAAGCTCTCGAAGACGGCGTAAGTCGTATCGTAGCTAAGTACGAGACCAGTAAAGACCCGATCTTTATTATCAATAGCGACGAGCCGTACGACGTAGACGCAGACGGTAACGTAATAGTAAAGCGTATTACTACGCTCATGTATTGCGACGAGTACTAAGAAAGGCGGTAACTATGAGAGTAATAACACTTCTTAACCAGAAAGGCGGTACAGGCAAGACGACGACCGCTATTAACGTCGCCGCCGGTCTCTCTCGCTGTGGTCTCAAGTGTCTACTCGTAGACATAGACCCACAAGGCAATTTAAGCCAGAGCGCCGGCTTCGACGAGCTGAGCGACGGCGATATAACGACGTACGAAGTACTTACCGGCTCAGACATTAACAGAGCTATTAAGACGAAGCGAGTAAAAGACTCGTACGACATTCTACCGACCGATATACGGCTCTCAGCCGCTGAGATCGAGCTCGTAAACGCCGACCGACGTAACTATCTTCTTAAAGACGCTCTCGGCAAGCTGAGAAAGAAGTACGACTTCGTTATTATCGACTCGCCGCCGAGCTTGAATATCTTAACGCTTATGGCTCTTACAGCGGCTACAGAGGTAATAATACCAGTACAGGCGCAATACTTACCGCTTAAAGGCGTAGCACAGCTTAGAGATACGGTAGAGCTCGTTAAGAGCCGCTTTAACCCAGAGCTCGAGATCGGCGGTATACTTCTTACTTTCTTCGACGAGAGACGTAACTTAGATAAAGAGGTACTCGAAGCACTCGAGCAAGCTTTCGAGGGTAAAGTATTTAAGACCAGAATAAGCACTAATACCAAGATCGCCGAAGCGCCAAGCTACGGAAAAGACGTAATAAGCTACAGTATCAATAGTAAAGGCTCTGTACAGTATCGAGCGCTCGCCGCTGAGATACTCGGACATGAGACCACAGAGAGAGAGGTATAAGAAATGGCTAAAGCACTCGGTAATAATCCACTTCTTAAAGCTGAGCCAAAAGTAGACGAAGCCGGCTTTACTGAGAAAGACTTACAGACGATCAGAGACTCACAGACCGACGCCGACTATTTTACGACGGCGAGCTTCAAGATCAGAAAGACATATCTTAAGAAGCTGAGAGACTACGCTTTTACTAACCGACTCGAGCAGAAAGAAGCGCTCGACCAGATACTCGGCGAGTTTCTCGATCAGATCGACGATAGCGCTCTCATGGAATACCCAGAGAAGCCGAAGAAGACCAGAAAGAGAGGTTAAGACTATGATTAAGCTCGAAAATACTACAGCCTACACCGTAGACGAGGTAGCCGAGATTATACACAAGTCGCCGCAGACGGTACGGCACTATATCCATACCGGCGAGCTCAAGGGTAAGAAGATCGGTAGACCGTGGTACGTAACCGAGAAAGCTCTCGAAGAGTTTATTACGGTACAGCCGAACGAAGAGAGGTAACTCTATGAAAAAGAATAAGGTTAGACCATACGACTTTAACGACTTTATGCAGATATGCGAGCATGGCTTCGATACCGGCGAGCTCAGACTCGAAAACGGTAAAAGAATGACCGAGAAAGACTACGCTATATACTGGTCTATCTGTATGCTCAGAGAAGACGCTATAGCCAAAGGCGAGCCGAGCGAGTTTACTTTCGAGGAAATCTATAACGGCGTACTTACGTACTGTGGCGAAGAGGTTTTTAACCGAGTCTTTAGCGAGAGGTAGCTATATGATATTTGAAATCAGCAAACAGGAAGAGCGACGAGCTAAAGCTCTATACGAGAGCTACGCTAAGCTTATCGCCGACTTAGATACGAAGATAAGCGAGCTCAGACCAGACGAGCCACTACCAGAAGACCCGAAAGACTTCGATAAGTGGCTTAAGAGCGGCTCGAAAGAGTGGCGAGACGCCAGAGAGAAGAGAGTAGAGCTTATACGTACCCAGAGCGAGAGTATGCTCGAGTACTATAACAAGCTATACGACGAGCACTTTAAGAAGATCGGCGACGACCCAGAAGCAATAGTTACGAGCGCTTTCGCCGAGATCGACGCTTATATTACTAATACTTACCGTAGCTACGAGAATACTCGTATTACTGGTAAGAGACCAGACGGCGAGCCGGTAAGTACTTTCAGAGCCGGCGACGTAAGAGCTACCGAGACCGGCTTCTTACTTGATGAAGAAGAGACCGTTAAGCGGCTTCTCTCTGTGGTATCAAGGCACTTACAGAAGCTCAAGAACGATAAGAAGAGTACCAAGCTTATTAACGACTATCTCGTAAAAGCTGTAGCCGAGAGCCCTTATATCACGAGTACAGACGGCGAGCTCTTCGGCGAAGTGCCGGTAGTACATGAGACCACAGAAGAAAGTAGCGAGTATCTGGTAATACGACCTACTAAGTATATGACGACCGTAGACCGAGTAAGTAAGCTCGCTTTCGATAACAAGCTTACGAAACCGGTAGACGCAGACCCAGAAGCGTTATGGGAAGTAAGCTTAGAGCCGAGAAAAAGTAAGAACGAGGTAATAGCAAGAGTAGCGATAGACTACGCCGAGCTTCTCAAGAGTGGCGACCTGTCAGAGTTACCAGAGTTTACGAGCGACGACTATAGCGTACTCGACGCTATTATCAGCTTAAGAAACGCCGGTAATTATGCTTTTACTAAGACTATGCTCTACCGAGTGATAACCGGCAAAGTAAAAGGTAATCTCGAAGTACCGCCAGATATGAGCGAGATCATAGATAACGCTCTCAGTAAATTTAAGGGTATCTTTAATCTCGAGTATACCAAGACCGATAAGAACGGTAACGAGCTTACTCTCAGACTTAAAGAGCCGATCGTTACTTACATTATCGGCGACGGCTATATTAACGGTAAGTACGTAGACGAGCTTATTATTACGCCGAGAGACGAAGCCTTTACGCCGCCGTTTGAAAAGTGGGCTCGCTTCAATGGTAACGAGATCGACACGAGAGATATAACTCTTCTGGACGTACCGAGACTTAATAACGGCAAAGAGAGCCGAGATATAAAAATGTGCCTGTATCGCCGGCTTATCTCTATGAGAAACACTTTCGAGAGAGTAAAGAAGTCGAAGTACGAGCTCGCAGATAATCAGCGTACTATACGATACGACTACGTATACGACGCTATCGGCGTCTCAGATCCAGACAAGAACAAGCGGCGACTACTCAAAGATAAGATAGATCGCTGTATGAAGTACTGGCAGAAGAAAGGACTTATCGCCGGCTACGAGCACAAGAAAGACAAGAGTAGCGGTAATCAGTACTACGCCGTTATGGTCTCATTCTTAGAGAAAGAATAGGCTCGAGGGGACTACCCGAAAACACGACACCAGACTACCGCAAAACACTACACCAGACTACCCGAAAACACGACACCACCACTACCCGAAAACACGACACCGGCACGAGCTCAAAAAGAGCCCACAAAGCCGCATAGATACAGGCTTTCCGAGCTTTCGGTCTCTAACCATTATGTAAGGTATTATGTATGTAATGTATATGATAGCGCTCGTATCAGCGCTTTATCACTTACGTTAAGCGCTTATACTTCGCATACCTTGAGACATGAGACCACAAGAGAAGACTCAGCTCTCGCCGAGCTCACTCTCAGCCGGTAAGGGTATAGGGGTATTAAAAATCAGACGGTAGCCGGTAGAC